ACAGACAATATTCGTAGAGCCGGTAGAGATATTACTTTAGTGGTTGACGAAAAAAGTCAAAATCTTTTAATGTACTTTTATCGTTACAATCACACAAATAAACAGGGTATTAACAAATTTCTACTTACGGTTATAGATTTATCTAACAATAATATAGTTACTCATTTCGTAACAAACTTAGCAGGAATAAATAAGAAATTAGATGCAGCATTAAGATCATCAAAAGATAAAGGAAGGAAAACAATTATGAAGGCAGGTCGCACCCCAAAATTTAAGATATCAGACCCTATTGATGACGATGAAAAAGTAAATTATATAGAAGACTATGTTAGTTGGTTTTTTCATCCCTCTATGGAATTTCAATGGGATTTCGACATGGAACAACGATATAGTTTATACCTTTTAGAAATGAAGGGAGGACTTACTGCTGAAGAAATCAAGATCCTTAAAGAACAGGACAAGAAATATTACAATAATTATTGTAATGGTAAATATAAAATCCCCTTTAAAATGGATGACGAAATAGCGGATTTTTTTGAATGGCTGGGCGAGGTGATTGAACGATGGTTGAACGGTGGTTGAACGGTGGTTGAACGGTAGTTGAACGGTAGTTGAACGGTAGTTGAACGGTGGTTGAACGGTGGTTGAACGATGGTTGAACGGTTGTTGAACGGTAGTTGAACGGTAGTTGAACGATTGTTGAACTATTGTTAAAAAATTTGGGCGACAAATGACCTGGCAGAGACACGATTAATAGTGTCTCTACTGTTCATTTTTTAAAGCCATTTGAATGGCGAGTTTTAAGAAAGGCACAGGTTTTTTGCCTTTCTTTTTCATATTAATCGCAATAGCCCACGCAATGTTAGTAATAAGACGATCTTCCAGGTCGTCTTTTTTTATTTGGTTTTTTCTTGAAACACCTTTATTTGCTTGCTTTGTTTTTTCCCAGGCTGATCTAAAAGAGCTTTTATGGATACCCTTGACTGCTACCCATTTTTTAATGGGTGCCAGGGGTGGCATATGAGGTTTTATCCCTTCATGCAGATACTTTGCATATTTAAGTTTACTGTTGCCAGGATCATTAACGAAAAGCTCAATACGGGGGTTTTCATCGTCAATAATTAGTTTGGCCTGAATAGAAGTCCTTAAAAGCCCCGTACAGACCATTTTTTCGTCATCAATAATCTTAATGGCATAAGTTCTTAGCTTATGGGTTAATTTCTCCAAATCGGGCTGAATAGAGGCTAAAAATTGGGTTTTATTAAACATGTTATGCTCCTAATGCGGATTTTTTTGCCACCGATAAAACACCGATGAGACGCGTCTGTACTATATGAAAATTTGATTTTATGCCCTGACGAGCCGTCAGGGTTCCATTTATAGCCACCGATAAAACACCGATGAAAATAATGAACGATGGTTGAACGGTTGTTGAACGATGGTTGAACTATTGTTAAACCATTGCTCCACTATTGTTAAACTATTGTTAAACCATTGCTCCACTATTGTTAAACTATTGTTAAAAAATTTGCACATTATCGATGGTTTTTTTGTTTGAAATGATGTCATACAGCATAGCAAGAGCCCAGAATTTATCACCGTGATGTTCGTTAGACTCAGCATTATAGCTAAAGATGTTAGTCCTGTTGGCACTTCTTTTGATAGAGAGGATGTGATTAATAAGAGAAGGGTCGTTAGGGATACGTAGTTTTTTTTCTTCAAAGGCTCGTCTGAGGTTTTTAGCCATTCTTTCTTTAACAGCCGGAGCAAAGGCATAACCACGAATGACAGAAGGATAGATAAAAGACAAGTCCTCCCAGAGATTGTAACCAATACCGCCTTTATCAATAGCAAAAACAACCGCATTGTTTGCTTTAATGAGATCAACAAAGGTTAATTTTTGATTATAAAAGGCACATTTTTTAAGAGAATCAATATGATTGACAATAAGCGTACCTGTTTCATCGGTAAAGCCTCCAATAATGGCAGTTTCATCCTTTACCCTACCGATATCGGCAGCGAAATATGTAGAGACGCGATTAATCGCGTCTGCATTATTAATACAAGGCTCAATAAGGTTGTATGAGATGTAAGAATCAGAAGTATCCAGCGGTAAGCATTCATAAGCCATAGCGAATTCTTCCGGAGAAAACAAGCCGCGCAGTTCATCAATATTGATATCAAGTCCTTGTTTTACCGCATCATGAATAGTAATCAGATGTTTAGAGAAAATCTTGTTATTTTCCCAGATATCCCAGAACTTATCAATCCTTGATTTTGGAGTTGAAATGACGGTTATTTTCCCCTGTGCTGCAGTAATAGCCGGTACAAGAGCCTTCCACACCTCAGAGTCATGAATCATAAAGGCAAATTCATCAAAATAGACATCACCCGCAAAGCCTCGGGCAGTTTTCCAATTGGTTGCAAGAGCCTTGATGACAGTACCGTTAGCCATTTCAATTTCTTGAGCTTTGTCGCTAAATGGTTCTATATCCATAGCCTTAAGATGTGTTCTGACATGATCCAGAACAATAAAAGCGTTTTCCTGTGAGGCAGAGATAATAAGCTGGTTTTTCTTACGAATCAAGGTACCGATAATCATTTCCAAAGCAATAAGATACGAAAAGCCTATCTGCCTTGATTTATTGGCAATTCTAAAACGGCTTTTATCAATCAAAAAGGCTTTTTGGTAGTCTCTAAGCGTTTTGACTATATATTTTTGAATGTTTGATTTGATAAAATCAGGGGTAGTGTTAAAGATGGGGATCATGGATTAGCCACCGATAAAACACCGTAGAGACGCGATTAATCGCGTCTGTACAGGGCATGCCCTGTCTGTACGACGATTAATCGCGTCTGTACAATTCTCAATTATTTTATATTTCCCAGGCATTTAACTCCCAAGCTTCGAGGTTGTTGTTTTTTGAGAGGTTAGAAATGATGTAATGTTTGTTTTTTAGATAGATTTGATCAAATAGTTTAAGTTCATACTTAGAAGTGTCATCGATAGTAAGCTCTACTTCAAACTTTTGACCTGCAAGGTTTTCGTAATAAATATTCATATTTTCTTTAAGGATAGCAGTGTCGCCGATCAGATTATCTAAAGTATTGATTTCCGGGAGTGCTCTGTTAAGTCTTTTAATGGTCATTTTAATAATATCAGCCTCGTCAACCAGGTGGATTTGGCCTGTAGTTTCTTGTTTATTTTTGAGGTGTATTATGCCTGTAGAATCACAAGTAAGAGTCAAATTATGTAATAAGAGCATAGTCTTTAGGACAGTCATATATTGAGTTTGTTCGCCATTGTTTTCGTAAAATCCTTTAGGGTATATTTGGTAAGGTATGATGTTGCCTGTAAAATAGATTTCTTTTTCTTCAGGTGCAGTATTGTAATTAAAATCAGGGGTTTCAAATACGAAATAATTGCCTTTGCTGTCTGTAAAATCTTGGTATAATGTATAGTTATAATTGTTTAAGAGACTTGTAACAGCCCCCCAAGAAGTAAAGTCAAACTCTTGTTCGAGGGGTTTATTGTCAAAAAAACAGATATTGTTATAGAATTTATACTGAAGAGCATAGATTTTAACCACAGAAATAGCCGGTATTCCATTAATAAGCTTATATCTATAGGCTACAATTTTTATCATAAATCGGGTAATTTGGTCAATTTCACAAAATCCTGCTTCTGCAATATGAAAATATAACCATGACTGAAAGTCTTTCAGTATCTCCTTCCACTTGATTTTTTGTATGACGATGTGCGTTTTATTAATAGTCAAAGGCTGATAATTAGCCCAATTAAGGGTCATCGGCAGGTCAGTCAACAGGTTAATCTTTTGTGCAAAATAACGAACGCAATAATCAGGAGAATAACCATAAAGCAAAGCAAATAGCATTTTAGCATCCGAGAATTTCTCAAATAATTTCAATTTATCATAAGCAATAATTCTAATTTCTTCTGTTTCTTCGTCATAGCTACATGAAGAGGTGTCCACAATCCCGGTAAAGACAAGGGAATTGTTTTCATAAAAACGGATCATAAAGTTCCAGATATAGCGAACACTTTCATAGTTTCCGGAGAGTAAGTATTCATTAAGCCAATTATCCGGATAACAAGAGAATTCAAGCCTTACAGGTTCATGCGAAAAGTAGTCATTTCCTGCTATTTTTTGACCGCTAAGCTTTGGATCAATCGCTGAATTATGGTCAATAGAATGTTGAAGTTGATGTCCGTTATTAATAAAATCTATCCTGTAATTTGTCATATTTTACCACCTGCTCCTGATTAATTCACCTTTTTCGTTTTGTTCGTTAAGGGTAGCCGGGTCAGCTTTTTTGATGATTTCGTTAGCTGAAATGTGGTTATGAACTGTCATTTCTTTGTCTAAAAGTGCTTGTTTTAGTTCTTTTAACTGCTCCACAGTCTCATTTAATTTCAAAATCAGGGGATTATCATTATTATCCGCCAAGGATTGTCGGTGTACGATAGCACCACCGTTTGCCATTACTGCCGAAGGTGCAGGCACGGAGGGTAGAGACGCGATTAATCGCGTCTGTACTGCTGATTTTACTGCAGACAGAGGGGAAAAATTAAGGAAATCAAAAAAGCCTTTACCGAGTTCTTTAACTCTGTTTTTATTGATTATATATTCGTCGCCTTCTGCTTCTATGAGTATTCCTCCGTTTTCGTGTGAATTACCCCTGAGCAGTCCGGAGAGTCCCCCCATTTTCGCTTTAGGAGGCTTTGCTTTATCTATGGCACTTAATTGTCTTAGTCCTGTGGCAATTGCAGCGGCAAAGGCAATAGGTGCAAGTGTTGGTCCTATGATTGGTATTCCTACTACTGCACGATAAGCAGACATTGCAGCTGCAGGAGTTTCCATAATAACCTGTGCTTTTTGCAAAGCTTTAGAGGCATTAAAACCGAGAGTGCCAAACTGAGCCATATTATTAGCCATTTGTCCGAGTCCTTGACCGTGAGATTTCATGCGGTTGAGCATTGAGTCCAGCTCAAGTGCTTCTATAGCTTTATTTTTTTGTGCAGTTATCTGTTCTTCAGTATATCCTTGTTTGATGAGGAGTTCAGATCTTTTTTCATAAAATTGTTCTATGTGTCTTATTTGTTGGTTAAGTCTTGCCTGATGAGGATCTTCCATAAGCAGTTTTTCTTGTTCAAAGTCCCAAGCAGCCTGCTGCATAGCTCTTTCTTCTGCCAGTCCTTCCCTTTCGATATTGGCAAGTTTTAGGGCTCTGTCTCTTTCAAAGTTGATTTTTTGATTAAGTACCTGTTGATATTCTATACTGTCTTTGCCATAGAGATTTAGGAGGTATTGCATATATTCGGCATAGACGGTTTTTAGTTCTTCGGTTACCTTATAATTGTTTTGTCTTTTGAGGTTGAGCAGTTCCAGTTCTTTTTGATATGCTGCTATGATTGGGTCTTGTTGGGGGGATTCTTCGCTATCGCTCAGAATGACATGCCCTGACGAGCCGTCAGAGTTCCAATGCCCTGACGAGCCGTCAGAGTTCCAATGCCCTGACGAGCCATCAGGGTTCCATGTTGTGGGATTCATTGCCTTTTCTGCGGTTTTACCTGCTTCTTCCCATATATCTTTAGCCTTCTTCCCGGCGTCGGCAAAACGATCCATTGACTGAGTAAAGGCTGTTGTAAATCCGTTTGTAACTATGTTTATAAAGCCTTGAAAGTCACCTGTAAAGAGTGCTTTCAGCATATCTTTTATCTTGCTGAATGTATTTTTGATAATGTCCACCATACCTGCCAGGGCATTTGTAAAGGCTTTCATATATTCCCAGGTGATGAGTAATGATGCCTTGACGAATTCCCAGGCTTGAGCAAATCCACCGACATGGTTAATTGCGACGGCTATACCTGCCACCAGAGCACCGATTGCCACTATTACAAGCCCGATTGGGTTCATTGTCAGGGAGAGATTGAGTGCTATTTGTGCCACTTTCCAAGCTGACAAAGCCACTACCAACGAACCGATTGCTGCTACTGCAGTTTTAAATATACCGGGATGATCATTAAGCAGGGAAGCAAAGCTTGTAAGTACAGAGATTACAGGTAATATAGCCGATTTTATCAAATCTCCTATTTTTTCTTTCAGATCACCGACCAGGTTTTGATATTGCTGGATAGCACCTGCTCCTGTTTTGGTTTCATCCTGAGCCATTTTAAAGCCGTTTGCCATAGCTTCCTGCAGGATTGCCATTTTTTCGGCTTCTGTTTGTGCAGTTCTGAGAGCAGGGATGTATCTTGATAATTGAGCGTATTCACCTTCATAGGCAAGTGCTATGCCTTTGAGTGCTGTTTCCTGTGTTAGTCCTGCACTTTCAAAGGCTTTAGCAAGTCCCAATGCACCCTGTGTTGCTTCTTTTCTTTTTTCTTCAGCTATACCCATATTTACAGACATTGTAAGTAGTTTTAGTGTTTGCTCGTCTCCGGTAGTGGTTACTTTTTGCATAGCAGAGGCAAAATCGTTGTATGACTTTATGTTTTCAGTGGTTGCCTGTCCTTTTGTTTGCAGTGCAGAGATTAGGTCATTTTCTGCCTTTTCCTGAGTGTTGGAAAGGTTTAAAAAGCTACTCAGTGAGGAGTTTAACATCCCATAAACAGAGGTCAGAGCATTAAGTCCAAGTCCGAGCTTTGCAAGGCCTGTCATTGCATTTTCTGTGTCGGCTTTGATGTTGATTTCTTTAGAGTCAGGTATTTTGTTGATTTGAGCTTCTGTGTCATTGGCTGAGGCTATGGCATCGCTTGCATCGGCTGAGATTGCTACATCAACGGAGTTTATGTTATCTAAGGCTTCTTCTGCTTCACTACTGTCAATATCCAAAGACACAGGTTCTTGTAATTTTCCAAAAACCTGCTTTAATCTGTCTTCTGTTTTTTTGAGGTTGTCTATTACTGCTGATATATCAAGCTTTAACTCATATCTTAAATTATTAGCCATTTAATTCCTCTTTTTTTTTGCCACCGATAAAACACCGATGAGACGCGTCTGTACTATATGAAAATTTGATTTTATGCCCTGACGAGCCGTCAGTGTTCCATTTATTGCCACCGATAAAACACCGATGAGACGCGTCTGTACTATATGAAAATTTGATTTTATGCCCTGACGAGCCGTCAGTGTTCCATTTATTGCCACCGATAAAACACCGATGAGACGCGATAAATCGCGTCTCTACTCTGACTCGTATCTTTTGCAAATCCAAACTGCCTCATCAAGCTCCAAATCATCATCATATTGCCCAATTGACCTTAAAATATAGATGTATTCAAGAAAGACATTATCTGTACAGACAGGGCATGCCCTGTCTCTACAATTCATATTTGTGGCTTTATCATTGCCCTTAGGGAGTTTGGCAAGAACTTGGCAATACCGGTAAAAAAAGAGTCAATGAGTCCTCCGACTTCTTCGGCTTCCATTTCTTCAAAGTCAGCCTGATTATCTCGGGTAATTACCTGTAAAAACTCAACCAGTTTCCCCTCATCGATAAGCTTATCTAACAAGCTTCCAATGTTTTGTTTTTGCATTAATTCCTCTGAGCCGATACCCAAATCATTGGCTATTCTTTTGACCTGTTTTAATGTTTTGATATTAGTATATATTTTCATTTCTTCATCTCCTTTAAAAATAGTTTTAAAAACTCTGTACTTGCCTTAATAAAGCGTTCTTTATAATGATTCTCGGTATCTGCCAGGATGTCTTCTACTGTATTGAGGTATTGTCTGTAATTGTTACAGTGTTGCTTATAAAACTTGTTTGTAGCACTCTCTCCTATGTACTCAATCAACCTGTTTCTGACATAGGCAGACCCGGAATCAAGTTCGTTTTTGATACACTCCCAGTGTTGTATATCAATGGTATAATTATCTAATATATGAGAAATGACAGAGATAAACTTTTCAGCTTTTTCACAGGCTGCATTTTTCCAACCTTTAGAGGTGTATTGTGCTATATAATGAATCTTGATTTGGTTCATTTTCTGGATAAACTCACTGTTTTGTTTGTTTATCTCAAAGTAATTGATGATTTTTTCATTATTTTTACTGATTTTAGCCAGATATACCTTACCTATTATGGTTATTATTGCCAGCATTACCGGTGTTATTACGCTGATTGCTATCTCTGTCATTTTATCTCCTTTACAGACGCGATAAATCGCGTCTCTACATTAATTTTGATATTCTGTTACTAATTCGATTTGCATATCGTGATTGTCTATTTTTTGCATATCATCTACACAAATCAGTGCTTTTTTGATATTGTAAAGTGCCTCTATATACTTATTTGCAAACTCTTTACCGCAATTAATGCAGCAAGATGAAATCCTGACATTTACACTTACAGGCAATTCTACGGCAGTGCCACAGTTGTTGCATTTAAAGCGTAAAGCTTTTATTTCATCAAGGTTTGAGATTAGTGTTTTTTTTGACATTGTTTATCCCTTTCTCATCATTTCAGCCAGTTCTTTAGCTCTGTTTCCGACCTGTTTAGCCCATTTAGAGTCCAGCATTTCTTTGGCTGCATTATTATATTCCTTAACTCTTAAATAAGCTATCGTCTTACGAAATTGTAAAAGTCCGAAGATGCCGAGATTAAAGCACATATTCACCAGGACAAGCTTTCTGGTATCGTTCAGCCTGAGATATATGTCGCCGAGGTGTGTTTGCAGTTGGCTGATACAATCATTTAAGTCATTATCCAGCATAAACATTGCTTCAGCTTTACTGATACCTCTTGCATCAAGGTTTCTGCCTACTCCGATGGTCAGGGCACCACTTGTGCATTTATACGGATTCAGGACAAGTCCCTCGTGTTTGATGAGTTGATTTTTACACATTAGTATAAAGACTTCTCTACTCATTTTTGCCACCGATAAAACACCGTAGAGACGCGATTAATCGCGTCTGTACAGGAGATGCAAGATTTTGTGTCTGTACGATTCGTTGTTTACCCCTGTGTTACTTCCGGAATATTTGTGTAAATCAGATACTTGCTTGCACTATTGCCTGAATATTCAGTACTTAGAGTAACATTAAACAAGCCTTCAAACTCCGTTGAACGTTCATAGCTCCATCTTAATCCTGCAAAAATTAATATATCTTTACCTCCTGAACTTTCCAACAAAATTGTCCTGTTTGTATTGTTTAGCTCGTTTTCAAGCCATGCTTTCCTTGCCTGATTAAGACCGACAAGGTTGATTTCTACAGTATTGGTTCTTTTTCCTTCAAGCACATAATTAAGCGTTTTTAATTTAGTAACCTTACTTTCTTCCTTGCCCGGCTTTTCAGCAAGATCGGAGAGTTCCGTCCACTTAGAAGACAGTTCTGTTGCTTTGCTTGTTTGGTTGGCAAAAGCTGTGTCTGCATCTGACTTGCTTATACTTCCGTCAGCTATATAGCATTTACCAGACCTAAACTGGCCAAGTTGTGCGACATAATCTGCCACGCCTTCCGGAAATGTTGTTTTTGAGATTGTCACTTATCCCTCCTTAATTAAACTGTTCGTCAAGATGAGCCAGCTTTTCTTTTGAGTCGGATCCAAAAGCACTGTATAGTATTTCAGCAATAATCTCTACTGCTGCATCGTCAACCTTATTCTCTGTCTTTTTCGCTAACTCTCTGAGTAATTTTATGATTAAATCTACAACTGCTTCTGCATTAAGTACTCTGAAAATCACCATTAAGAGCCATTTTAAACTATTTTTCATTTTTTCTCCTTTATTCCGCATCGCCTTCCATTAGGCAAGCTTCTGTTACTACCTGAAAATCTACTCTTGCGGAGCATACGACTTTAGAACCTCTTGCTTCCGGATATCTCTGTTTTTCGATACTAATATCTCTGCAGATACCACCGGCAATATGTCCCGGATTAATAATTGTGATTTTGCTTAATTCTGGGATTTCAATGACTTCTTTGCCTCTGTATTTGATTACGCCGTTTTGCATAAGAAGTGCCTTAGAGTCTGAATTATTAGCTATTTCATCCCATAAAGAAGTGTATGCACCGGAGCCTATAAGGATTTTAAGATCAGGATCAGCCAGGGTTGTTTCAGGGAGTGCTTTGACTAAGATTTTTATTTTTTCGAGTTCTGTGGCAGCGGTAGGGTAATCGACGGTTTTTCCTGCAGTTGCTATTTGTTTAGTGATACCGTTAAGGGCTTTTCTGAGTGAGGTTTTGTCATCGCTGCCTGTGGCATCCATATCACCGTTGATAAAGAGATACTGCATATCCATACCAAATACTTTAGCGATGTAATTTGCTACTTTTTCATGACTTGACTCCATATCTTCGATGTAAGAATCAGGGATTACAAGGGGCAAAACAACCTCTTTTGCATTAAAGTTTATCATGATATCGCCGACATTTTGCAGGGAAGCTACTGTGTTTCTGCCGATTGGTCTGGTCTTGTATCTGCTGAGAGTCAATAGCGGATAGCTACTGATTGGATCGCTCATTGTGGTAAAGCTGATAAGTTTTAAAAGCGGAGTACTTTCCACCATTAATTCAATAAACTTGTCTGCCGATTTTTTTTGTAATGTTCCCATGTTTATACCTCCAACATTTGAAATTCGCTAAAGACTTCGCCATCGGATGAAGAGCCCTTAGTGATAATATTACCATCTTTATCAAATTCGATTTGTCTGCTTCGTGGGATTTCTTTGACGATATCTGTGAGGTCTTTGAGGGATTTTGTCAGGATTTCCACCTGTTTTTGCAGGTCAGCATTATCGGATTGATTGTTGTTTTGAGTTTGTAGTGTTTCATCTTTTTTGATTGCTGTCCCCATCATACTGAGTCCCTGATATTCTCCTTTTTGGAGCTTACTAAAGATTTCTGATTGTGGGTTGCATTTGATTACGACATTCCATTCTTTGTCTGTGGTGTATGACTCGACGAGGATAGCACCTGATTTGTTTTCGTTGTGATCTATGTCGATATTAGCACTAAGTCCCTTTTCTACAAAGTCATGTGCTGCTTTACGGATAGTGTCCATATCTGCCCAATCGCCCTGGGCATCGAGCTTATCCGCCTCATAAACACATCCGTAAATCAAGCCCTGGGGACTGCTTTTTTTGATTGTGATGGGTTTTGACATATTAAATGTGTTTGATGCTTTGGCTACAATGTCCTTTTTATTAGCAGGGTTTTTGACCAGGCTGATAAACGACACTTCGAGATTTGTGAGTTTTGCCATTGTGATCCTCCTTTATTTTAGGTCATTAAAACAAAAAACTTAAAATCCGTCAAAATCTTTAGCGATATATAGCACATATAGCATTAAAGTTTTTGACTGTTTACAAGGGTTGATTAATAATGTCCTTAGATATAATA